CAAGGAATAATAGAAACGTAAGGAATTTCAATAACGAATTCGTTTGTTCACGAATATCTAAATTAGTCTTATGTAAATAAGCTGTGTCGTTATAAGCAAAATCATTAGAGACGCAACTTCCTTCTGAAGGATTGAATGCAAATAGCAAACGTCCAGAGTGAAACTCAGTCTTAACAACCTTAATTTTGATAATTAGACCACCAGTATATCTTTCAAAGAAACTAGAAAGCCATGTAACTGGAGGCAAATGCACAACTCCGGCATCAAAGCCATCAGCAACTGAAAATTCAGTTGGGGAAAGTTCTTTCTCCGTGATCATGTCGCCAGCGTTAGCTGAAATACCCCATGTAGCAGTTTCATACCAAGAAAATATACTTTTGATATAGTTAATTGACATCTCATCTAAATCAGTAGAAGAAAAACCGGGTGCAACATGCACATGATTATCACTAAAAAGCGCTAAAGGCTGAGAGTCATCAGCTTGATCAGAGTTGGCAATGTAAGGATGTGGAAATCGATTCATTCTTACGACTTTGTCAAGTACAGGAGGTTTTGACCATCCGAAAGTGCTAGCAACGTTAGAAGCGGCTTTAATAGACCAACCTAAAGGAGCGGCAACACTAGACAAGAAAGGAACTCTAGAAAACTGTTCCATGCCTTCACTTACTAGTCTTAGACCAGAAGTTATCGGCCCATCTTGTTTTATTTCGTTTTCAAAAATGTCAACATTTTTGCGTTTCATTTTCTTGTTACGAGAGAAAGCAGATTGAGCTTCGGCAACAAGTGCAGGTGGCACTTGAGGCGTGGGAATAGGAACAGTGTTACCAAAGACTTCCACGTCTTCATAATGCACCCAGATAGTGTAACCTGCGGTCACATTACCGGTTGGTGCAGAGAGTGGAGAATAAGGGTACATAAAAATGATACCTGGATCACCAAAATAAGGATCGGAAAGGGTAGGGCTGTAATTTAAAGCTGGGAAAGCTCCAACATAAGGAATACGAAGTTGAACAGATGTATCAGTATTAACATCAAGTTCAGCATGGTGTAACTGTGTAATTTGAACTTTAGTGGTCTTATGTAAATTAATGTAATCATTAATGTCGGTAAGATCGGAGAACGAATACAAAGCTCCACCTGTAGGAATAAAACCTATGATGTATCTTCCTTGTTGGAATCTATTTGCATTAACTTGCAACGTAATAACAGTTGTGTAACGCATAGACATAACTCCACTCAACTTTTCTTTAAAAGCCAAATTTGTTCGTAAAGCTGCTGAGGTTGGAAAGTCGCCAAAAGTGGCGGGAGTATCGGTCAAAGCTAAATCACCTTGTCTAAAGGCGTAAGGTTTGCCGAGAAAACTCTTGACACTTGCGGGCAATCCATCATCAGGAGCAGAAAGGAGTGTATTGGGGAGAGTGATTGTATGAGCCAATTCGACACGTTCAGCAACTGCATCGTTAGTTGAACGTGTGGTGGTTCCAACATCAATTTGAACATCTTCTTGTCTATCGACATCAGATTTCAAATTAAGATGCAGGTTCTCAGATTGTTTTTGTATAATTGTAGTATTTTGTAAAGGGAATTTAGCATAAGCCGACGCGGCGTGGCAATTCCATAACCAACGCTGTCCTTCGATATAATTGTATTTTGTCATATTTTTCATAGTGTTTTAGAAGTTATCGTACTTCCTGAGGATTGCTCACGCCATATTTAAAGACTATGGACGTCTTTGGATTCAAAAGAATCCATACAGTTTAACGACATGTAGGTCAAAGTTTTAAATTAACAAAACTCTTCTCTATCACACGATTCCAAAAGGTTTCGTGAGAAGGAAGTAGTTTTTGGCCAAAAGTCAGCACATTCTTGCGACTTTTTAGCGACTACTGTGGACCATTTATTAAAAACTTCAACACCGTGCAACGACAATTCACGCATACAATTATCAACTTTGTCGCGTGTAATGACATCACACTGATTACCTCTCTTAGTCCATGAGAGAGTGTCAAGTACGCCATCAAGTCTTAATGGTGAAGCGTATCTTCTAACAATGGATTCATATCTCCA